AGCGTTCCGTCGTTAGGGTCTATTGCTGCCCAAACACAGGCGGATTCTGATGCGTAACCATAATCAAGCCCCTTAACACGTTCCCAATGTAGTGGGATTTCAAAAGGCTCAATAACGTGTACTTCTCGGTCAAACTCTGTAAATGCTGCGCCTTCTGAGATTTCCCAGTTACCTTCAAGCAGTTGTCTGCGCTGAGTAGGCGGCAAGCTCTTTAGCATTTGTTCGTATCGACCATCAGCAGCCAAGTACGGATTATCATTTAATCGAGCAGGAATAAACTTTCTTGTGATTCCGTCTTTGCCTATAAACGAATCGTTATGTGGTGCTGGTGCTATGTATCTCTTTTTAACCCACAGAGCGCCTGAGCCGCCGGGGTTAGCTGTACAACGCATATAAGGCGTTATTTCTGGATCGGTTGTTCTTAATCGTGAAGCTAAGTAGTTCCACGAAAACTCTGTGGGTAGGTGTGTGATCTCATCAAACCCTATCCAACTATAGGCTTGGCCTTGATAGCGATACACATCTGCATCACGTTCTAAGAATCCAAACTCTATCTTTGCACCGCTTGGGAAGTTCCAGAGCTTTTCCACTTCACGGTACTTACATCCGGGGAAGGCTTTCGGGTAGAGTTCACGAGACTTGTCGATGAGTTCTCGTAACTCTGGCATAGAGCGCCGAAGGATTAATGCTCTATGTGCTGACCGATGTGCGAATCGAAGGGGGTCAACCAACATCGCATAGCTCTTGCCTCCACCAGCCGCTCCTCCATATAACACATCTGTTTCGCCTGCAGCCAGAAAGTCTGTTTGAGGACCATCATTAGGTTGAAATATAACACTTTCTTTCAACTCGGCCTGAAGCGATGGGGCTGTTTCTTCAACAAACGTATCTTCAACAACACGACCCTCATTTTTTTTTGTGTTGTCGTCTAGTAGGTCTAGGGCTTTTTCAGTCTTTTCAACAGATTTTTGATATCGTGAAATGTCGGAACGGGCCTTCGCTATCTTTTTCTTTTTTGCTCTTACGCTCTTTGATGCTTCTTGTTTTGCTTTAGTTTTTGAATGATAGTTGTATCCACGGCCTTTAGATCCTTTGGAGCGTCCAGCCTTTTTTCTTGGTGTACCATCTTTTTTTAAAACAAAAGAACCATCTTCGTTTGTAGAGTAGTTTTGTGGGTTTATATCCCAATCATTCTTTTCCATATTTATTGATTATTTTTTGTAATCCTTGATGTGAAACAGAACGACCAGTTTTATGGGTCAACCACAATGCACCTTCGCGTAGAGACAGAGATCTTGATTTAATCATCGGTAGTATCTTGTTTAAAGCTTCAAGTTGGCTGGGGATCTCTTCGATGTGTTCAGGATCTGAATCTACTAACTTATAACCAAATGGAATTGTACTACTCGTACGTCTCTTCATATTCTGCGTCTTCTATGATTGTTGGTGCTTTTGCAGGTAAAATGAATAATCCACTTGGTGTTTCAACTTTTACATCTAATCTTTCTTTCTTGCCTATCCCAACACGGTCTAGGAGCGTCTGTGCTGCCTGTAGTCGCATATTAGCCTGTGGGATAGGCTCATCGCTGTCCATGACCTGAATGAGCTTCATAGCTGCTTTAGGGGCGTTTACGGCTAACACGCCTTCAGTGAGATCTAAGATTTCTGACTTAAGAGCTTTGACAACTGATGTGTAGCTGCCGGGAGCATATCCAGCTACTTCTGCAGCTTGTTGTGCATTACCTCCACATGCAATAAGATTGTCTAAAAAATCTTGTTGTTTTGTTGTCAATTCTTTTTTAGTTTCCATGTTATAAAGTATAAGGAGATATCTAAGTCTTGTCAAGTAAAACTTTATTCTTTTTATGGTATTATTTCATTGACAAAACTCTCATATGACCCTATAATAATATTTGTACCCACCGAGGTACATATATATATCCTACATATCTACATATCCCCCACTGCAAGTGGGACTCTTTAAAGGCCGGTGGGCCTTTTTTAGTATCTGGGGTCTTTAAAGGTCTGTGGGCCTATCTGGTAGACACTCTAGAACCTTTGGAAAATGTTTGAGCAGGAGTATATATATATGGGAGGGGGTATGGCCACCTGCGTACCCTTGCAGACACACATGACACACGCACACACGCGCATAATGCACACGCCTACACAGGCACACACACATTGAAGACTTTAAAAGTCTTTGAGGCTCCGAAACCCCCCTTAGAAATTCTAAAGAATTTTAGAGACTTCAGAAATTTTCAAGTTGACAGCCAGCAAGAGAATATAAAAGCTTTCAAAATTATTACTAAAACTCTAAAGAACTCCAACACTCTCAATAACTTACAACATTAAGTAGAAACTGCTAGTGAAGGCCGCCGAGAAACTTTTTTTCCCTTTAGGGAAGGGGAAGTTTGTGAAAAATTCACATTGACACCGACGACCGAAACCCTTAGCTTTGAAAGGGCTGAAGCGGCGGTCGCTTTGGTTTTTATTTATAACTCTAGGAGAGTTTTATGTCTACACGTAATGTTGGTGGTGAATTGAATCGTACACTTGAGACAGCGGAGCTGTTCAATGATATACCCGAAAACAAGGCGGCTTCTCCGAAGCAGATGTATGCAGCATCCGGCAAGATGGCCTCGCTCCAAGGGCTTAACACCGGCAAGGTCTGGTACGCTATGTTCAAGACTGATTCATCTTCGAAGACGAAGAAGCTCACCCACGGCGACATCAATAAGATCTTATCAGCGAGCAAGCTTGAGGACGTAGATACAAAGTATCTCAACCGCTTCAATGCTTTCACCAAGGATCGTCAGGCCGCCGCTAAGACTTCAGCGCCTGTTAAGACTAAGGCGGTCAAGGCGGCACCCGCTGAGACGAAGAAGATCAAAGATCTTGAGAAGCAAATCAGCGACCTCACCAAGCTTGTCACGGCGATGGTTGATGCTCAGCGAGCGATTGCAGAAGATATCTAAAGACTTGCGGGGGTTAACGCCCCCTTTTATTTTTATTCTTATTCTTTGAAAGGAAATATTTATGTCTAATTATGACTTATTTGTTCTTATTGGAAAGCAAGCGGCTGTAATAGAATCTTATAAAGAACTTTTACGAAGCTTGGAGTGCGGCTTCACCAGCGTTGAAGAAATTAAAGAGCAGACACGACCTATTGAAGAAATCCTTAGAGATGTTTAATTGTTAATACTTGAGAGGCTTCGGCCTCTTTTTTTTATCTTAATTTGGAGTAACACATGGACGCTTATTTTATATTTGTATTGTCTTTAATCGGCCTTTCGTATTGTGTGGGATATTATTTCGGCGAGCAGAAAGGTTATACCGTAGGCATAGAAGATTTAATTAAAGATCTTTCGAACAGCGATCACGGGAAGATAGCCCTTGCCCAGTTATTTGAAGACTATTCAAGTTAATAATAGATCTTTCGCGCAAAGATAAGAAGCCTTGACAACTGAGGGCGGTTTTCGGCATACTGTAATGGCAGTCGAGATCGCCCTTTTGTTTTATTATACGAGGTGCATGATGGTAGTTGAAGAAGTGTTATGGTTCGTTGCAAATCAATCGGATGACCACATTGATTGGGCAATGTTAGTGTTTAATTATAAATTAATGCGAGGTGTAATGTGACAATGATAGCTGTGATGTCCGAGTGTAATATGTGTAAATCTTTACAGGCCGTCGATGTCCCCGAAGATTCTTGGAAAGAATATAAGTCTGACCGAAACGCTTTAGTTCAACACGTCTTCCCAGACTTAAATGCAGATGACCGTGAAATACTTATTGGTGCTGACAGTGGCGTTTATCATTGTCCGCCTTGCTGGAATAAAATGATACCTTGGGATGAGGAATAATATCATGGTGAAGAAAGTTAAAAAGCTTAATTGGAATCGTAAAGTAAAGTATTGTTTAGACGATGAAGATTTTATTGATATTCTTATCGAGGCTTGGGGTAAAAAACTTAACAATACTTGGACGCTTGATGATGTATATGAGTTCCACGATGCAGTTGTTGAATCTAAACTTAATGTTAATGAGTTTTTAGGAGAGTTAAAAAATGTATAATATTCATGCAAAAGCCATTCAAGATTACTCAAAGTTATCAGCTGACAATCTTGCAGATATTATCCTCATGGTAGTTTTAAGTATCCAACAAAACTGGTCAGGTGTTGGACGGCAGATACTAGATGTTAAAGAGAACGGGGCAGACTCTAAGTTTTTATGGGGGAGTAAGCGCAACGCCTACAAATATTTACAAAGCAATAAACATTTTATGCACTCACAATACTTGGCAATCTGTAATTCTAACCGAACCGATGCCCACAAAGCAATGAGTTTGATGAAAATATTTCTACGTGTTCCAAATTTGGGATTGGTTAAGGCGGGGTTTGTGTGTCAGATGACCGAAGGTTTGGTCGGCTGTATTGATACACACAATATTAAAATGTATGGCATTGATGAAAAGCATCTTAAACTTCCCAAGACTTTGAAGTCTGAAGACATCCGCCGAACAAGAATCTCCCAATATATTAACATGTGCCACAGCATCGGGACCGAACAGCTTTGGAACAATTGGTGTAATTTTCTAGGAGATCGTGACAGATCGTGGGAGAACGGATACCAAGTTTCTGAAGCCCATTACAATTATTTATTACAGTGAGGTGTGACATGACTAAAGATTTTAGACTAGACTTATTAAAACAAGCATGGAATTTTAGCTTCATTCACGACCAACAGATAGCTATTGGTGTTGAGAAAATGTATTATAAAAGATATTTTAAAGATGAAGTAGATAAATATTTAGATTATTTAGATGCTTTTGAAGTGTTGTATAATAAGAAATATCCGTGCGAAGATAAGAAGCCTTGACACGGAGAGCAGTCCTGTAGTATAGTAGTCGTCGCTGGTGAGAGCCAGTTTATTTTATCATTATTATTATGGAGTTTCATATGAACACAGGTAAACTATTTAACAAAAGCTACATGATCCGTAAGCGTAAAGTAATCAACCGCTACAGTGTTTCAAAGGGCAAATGTTTTTATAGCATCCAAGTTGGTAAGTATGGTTTTTATCTTCAACATTCTAAGTCTCGACCCGTAGGCTTTCGAAAGTTAGTAGATATTCCACGCCAGTTAATTGTAGAACGTGCGGCTTAATTAGGAGACTACCATGTCTAATGTAATAAGTATGTTTAACTCTAGCGCCCCTGATATTTTCGGGGGCTTTGGTGACGCAGATTTTGATATTCAAACGACGCCTGCGTTGTTCCACGTATTAAAAGATCTTGATAATATTGATACTTGTTTTACAGATAAATATGTTACTTATCGAACAGACACTAATGCGTGTTTAGGTATTCATTCAGTCCGACACAAAGCGGTAGCACCAAAGGATGTTATCAAGACGGCACGAGAAATAATCTTGCGTAGCGGTCTGAACACTGAGGGCATCAGCGAACAGATCGCAGTGAGCCATGATGGCGCAAGATCCTTTGTAAAATATAAGTTACCAGCACATACTTATGAAACACCTGATGGTGATAACGCCTCGCTGGGCTTACTAGCTACAACATCTATTGATAGTAGCTTTCCATTTGTCATCAGTGCGGCGGCAATCCAAGCGGCCTGTACAAATCTTCAAGTGTTTATTTCTGGAGAGGTCGCAGTGTTCAAAGGTAATCACACAACAAATTTAGATCTTGACAAAGCCTCAAGAACTATTGTAAAATCTCTTGACTTTTTCGAAGCTGAAAGAGATGTGTGGAAAGAAATGTATAGTAATTCAATTGAGCCTGAAACTGCGGTGAAGATGTTTGCAGATATTGTAAGCGTAGGAGAACAAGTAAATGAGCTTTTCCAAGAAGGACATAGCCCGTACAATATCGGCAATCATCTCAAAAGACATAACACAGGTTTTAATTACCTTGTCAATTGTTATCGGAATATATATTGTCCTCGGCTTGGTAATACTGAATGGGCAGCCTATAACGCAGTGACAGACTATACTACCCATGCTGATAATGTTCGTAACAAAAATACTCTTGCGTCTGTTCAGTTCAAACGACAGCAAGACTCTATTGCAACCCTTCGTAAATATTTAAAGGCGGCATGATATGGCTAATGTTCATATAGAAAACGATGTATATGTTTTAGCTTCAGATATTGAAGTGGACGATGTATCAGATATAATTAATATCATGAATAATAATTGTATTTATCCTGCAGATATTTTAAAAGCAATGGACTGGGAGCTTCCTGATTTTCAGGAGGCCGCACGACAGTTAGATATTGAGTATCTTCCTTTCACTACAACAGGCGCAGGACTTTTACATATATTTAGAAAGATGGAGTCAACAGAACAGCGAGAGTTTTTGTCGCTGATTACAGACAGTATCATTAGTTATTATAAAACTGACTTAACTCTTGCATACCCTAGAGATTTATAATGAGCAATGAAGGACGAGGAGACCCAGCAGTTCGCGCTTTGGGTCGCAACAAACCGGACAGGAACTGGTATCCAAATAACTTTGATTGGTATTTAAAGTGGGTTGCATCTATTATAGTTCTTTGTAGCTTGGCAATGCGTTCTGCCGGACCTGATTATCGTATGTACGATCTTATGTTTGGGTGGGTTGGCATAGCTTTATGGACTTGGGTTGCAGTCATCTGGAAAGACAGAGCATTAATTATGTTAAACGGTATATCTTTTTTCTTACTATCAGTAGCAATATTAAAGGAGATTTAAAATGAAAAGCAAAATTAATTTTGTGCTAAACGAATTTTTATTTTTATCAATATTTATACTACCTTTGTTTGTCGCGGCTTTTGCTGGACACATAGTTAATTAGGAAGTCTTATGAAACAGCCAGATAACAAACACACAAAACACTTTGGTAACGACGGTCCCGTAGGTAACGATGCAGAGATTATAGTATATTACGAGGAACACGGACCAGCAGAACCTGTCTTACGGATACCATTCTGGTATTATAAAGAAGAGCTGGGAATGCATGAACACTTTGAAGCCTCAGTACACAGAACGGCAAAGGCCTTGAAAGAGTCTTACACATATTGGCCTGAAGGTTATATACATATTCAAACAATCATTAACGATGAATATGTAAATATAATATGATGACAGATCAAGAACTAGAACAATGGCTTCGTGACAACCCGTGGAAAGCCTATGTGGTGTATCCTTTCGGGGGAATTTTAGGTGCGTTGTTCTTGCAGTATTCTTGCATCCAAATGATAGATTCTTTTTTGACAGGTAAGTTTATATAAGGAGATAGTAATGCTAGAAACAAAAGAAGTTGAAGCAATTGTTTCAGACCTCGTATTTGTAAACATCTATTGTAATTCTAATCCAGATTATGATTCAGTTCTTAAAGGACTTCAAGCTTTAAACTTGAGCTATGAACAAACTTATGATATACTTAATCGTATTCGAGAAGGAGGATATTGATGTCAATAGATGATGCAACGCCGAGTCAGTGGGATGCTGTAAGGGAGTTGAATAAACTCTCTATTCGAAAAGATGCTGATCCAGTAACGCAACCAGATCATTATAATAAAGGATCTATAGAAGCTATCGAGGCAATCAAAGCCTCCATGCCCATCAATGAGTTTAACGGATACCTGAAAGGTAACGCACTAAAATATCTTTGGCGCTATGACTATAAGGGAAAGCCTATTGAAGACTTAAGAAAGTGTCGTTGGTATATTGAAAGACTTATTGAGGAACTAAATTAATGGAGATGTATTTTATAATTTTAACAATAGGAGTAGTAGGTATATGGTTGATGATAAAGATGGAGGGATGATGAAAGTAATTGAAGGTAATTTTTCACAGAAAGAATCCTTTACAGATGTTCCTTTATTTGATAGGATACAAAACTCGCTGGACACTTTGAAGACACAGATGTCACCACCAAAAGACTCAGGATTTTTATTAGTTATTGAAACTGAAGGAGAGGTAAATTTATCTTCTGATATGTCTCCTGAAGGGCTTAACTTTATTTTAGACAGCGTTAAATTAAGTACACTTCTTTCTTCTTTATCTACATGAGGTATACAATAGATGTTCGAGGAAGTTCTAACTGACGATGAGTTTATTGAAGATATTTTAATTCGAGCGTTTGTTATGATGCTTGGTGTAAGCACCCCACCCTTAGAGGTATTGCAATATATGCAGTCGTGGGTTAAAATACAAGCC